CGTGAAACTGCCATGCGCGTAGTTACACGCCTGGGTTTCAGCGGAACAGGCGGTTCTTGCGTCCGTGTCCACGTTGATGTTTCACATGGTTTCCGACACACTTACCGGTATGACTAGTGACGGACAGCGCATAGCAGCTCGGCGAGAGCACCTTGGGATGACCCAATCCGAGCTCGCAGACGCCGCTGGCGTGTCGGCGCGGACGATCCACAACTTGGAGCGAGACAAGACCTGGCCGCAGAAGCCGAACCGCAACCGAGTTGAGCACGCGCTCGGCTGGGCGCCGGGTTCCCTCGAGCAGATCCGCGACGGCGGCGACCCCACTCCCCTATCTGCCAAGCTCTCGGACGGGATCTTCCCGCACACTATCGAGGAGCATCTAGCGCACACAGAGCAGCAGCATTCACCCGCAGGTGTGTCCAAGACTGTCTCGGATCTAGGTAAGCAGGGGCACAGCGCCGCCACGATCCATCCCGACAGGGCGATCGCCGCAGTCCAAGGAGCATTGCGGGCAGTCGGGAGCACCGGCTCAGATCACGTACCTGCTCCGACGCGAGTACTCGCCGCGATTGTGCTGGACGACATCGTCGCCCAGCTCGATGACGAGCACCGGGAGCAACTCGCCCTCTACGCGTTCCAACTCCTGGATCGCCAGCAGGCCGTCACTTTGGCTCACCCGCCAAACCGTGCCGACGAGTCCGCGACGAGCTCGGACTCCTCCCGGCGTGACGGTGGACCGTCTGCGTCTGTGTCTGGTGGTGAGTCGCGCAAGGAGTTCCACACGGATCGGATGTCGGAGGAGGAGCGGCGTGAGCTCGCGGCGACGGATGAGGTGTGGGGTGACTACGTGGAGTCGAAGCGTGTTCGTCCGGAGAGTGAGCTGTAGTGCTGCCCGAGCTGGTCGGCCGGTTCGGGGTGCTTCCGGTCGGGGTGCATCGTGCGACGATGGCTGAGGTGAAGGACTTGTTCGTCGACCGGGCGCCGGAGTCCACTCAGCGTCGGCGGCGGTGGATCTTCGAGGCGCTGGAGCTGCATATGCAGGTGGTGTTCCACGCGTTGCAGGGCGAGCCAGTTCGGGTGTGGATAGACGGTGGTTTCACGACTCACAAGTCTTGGAAGCCGGAAGACGTTGATGTGGTCTATCTGACGTCGTTCGACGGAGTCCGCAAGCTCAGTCATGATCGTGGACTGCCGCTATGGACGTTGGCGGATGTGAAGGCTCTGTCAGGTAGAAAGCCAGTTGAGACCGAGAAGTTGCACCCCATGGCTGGGCTTCTGGATGGCTATGCTGACAAGGACAACGATCTGCGCCGGGAGTACTGGAGCCGTAAGTTCCGGACCTTCAAAGGGCAGGACGGCCGGCGGGTTGATGGTGTAGAGAAGGGTTTTGTGGAGGTGATCCTCGATGACTGAGCACATCGATTACTCGGCCATGAGTGACGAGGATCTGCTACGCGCAGTCGTCGCTGACGCACTGCAGCACCCAGAGACCGCGGACTTCGAACTCGGGCAGATCTACGCGGGAACAGTGCACGGTGATCCTGAGCAGGAGGCACTGTGGGCAGAGCTCACTGGTCCAGAGAACGCGCAGGTTGACATCCACCTTGATGGTGAGGCCGTCCACGGTCATTCCGTGGATGCCAAGATCGTCGTCGATCTGATCAGCGGGATAGCGAAGTCCGCGAAGACCACCGCCGAGGGTCGGATGAAGGAAATCCGGGAGAAGCAGTCCGACCGGAAGAAGGGCGGCAAGGCTTCTCTGGAGGCAGGCGGTGGGCGCCCGGTGCGCGTCGCCGCGATGTCGCCGGGCAGTTTCGAGTTCGTCCTCGAGGCGCAACCGCCGGCGGCGCCCGAAAAGTCGACCGAAGGACAGATTCAGCAGGACGGTGGCGTGTATCAGCCGAGCCTGGATGACACTGCGCTGACAGATGTCGTCGACGCCCTGTTCTCCGATGGGTTGGATGGATCTCTGGACAAGCTTCCAGCCGGAGCGAAGAAGGCCCTGTACCCCGCGGTGAAGGCACTCTTGACCCCGGACCTGGAAGTAACGTCGCAACTGGTCCAGCGCAACCTGGCGCCAGTCCGCAGGGTCAAGCGCCAAGCCAATGCGATGGCGCTGAAGGCCCAGCTTGAGCAGGACCACGCTGAGATCCGGACGATCGAGCGGATCGTGAAGTTCGACGGGTACAAGCAGAGCGAAGACATCGTCTACCTGTTCATCGACAGTGAGAAGAAGTCCCGGAAGGTCACGGTCGAGAACGCTGAGGTACTCGCCTCGCTACGGGGCTGGTCTGCGGAATCGCCCGATGAACTCTGGGTCGAGGTCTCGGTGTTGCTGAAGGTGGTCACCTCCGTCAAAAAGAAGACCGAGACCTCCCTCACGTTGACCTATGCCGACAAGGCCGAGAAACCCGAGACCCAGGGCGATCAGCTCACTCTCGATGAGATAATCGCCGAGCTCACACCGGCCGGCGAGTAGTCGTCGTCCCCCACTACGAAAGATCACACGACCATGACCGCTCACAAGACCCTGGCCGCCGGCGCGGTGGCTGCCCTGGCACTGTCACTCGCTGCGTGCGGTGGGGATGATGACGCCGACAACAGCCCTGACAACGAGACCTCATCAGCCACGGAATCAGCTGGTGCCGACGACGGGAACCTCGGGTTCACCGAGTTGCAGTTCGGCGACACCTTCACGTTCAAGGGCGATGACGACAACCCTGCCGATGTGGACCTCCGGGTCGACGACATCAGCGTCAGCAGCGGGTGCCACGACGGTCACGCCTCTTACTCGGACACCCCTGAGGACCCAGGTTCCACGTTCGTGAAGATCACCGGCGACATGGATGTGAAGTCCAATTCGTGGAACGACAGCTTCTACATCACCGTGGGTGAATGGGTCGCGGTCGATGCAGACGGGTATTCCCTCGAGATCGCTCCGGCACTGACCTGCAATACGGAACAGATCAACACGTGGTCCAACCCTCTGGACGCCGGGCAGAAGCGTCACGCCGTCGAGGAGTTCGAGGTGAAGGGCGTCCCGGTGCAGTGGGGTGTGAAGCCGATTCGGTCCGAGGAAGGCTGGGGGTGGGGTCTGCCTGAGGCCGCGGATGCTCCGGCAGCTTCCGGCGCTCCCGATCCGACGTCGGCGGCACCTGAGGCCCCCGCTAATGCGCCGGCGCCCGTGGCGGGTGTTCCCGTCCCGGACCCGGATGTGCCCGGGGCGAACCAGCCCCAGCCCGGCGAGTCCTCCGTCTGGTACGACGAGGACGGGAACGTCACCGGTGGCATGAATGTCGACGAGAACGGGAACGTCACCTACTACTAGTCGAAGAGCCCCCACCGTGCAGGAACACAGTGGGGGCCGATGTGTCTACGCAGCAGCAGACAAGGAGAACGATAGCGCATGAGCGTCCAGCGCCGCCCGAAGCAGGGCAAGGACAGTGCAGGGGTCGTCCGGTGGGTCGTGCGGTACCGCGACCGGGCAGGCAAGGAGCACAGCAAGACGTTCTCGTCTGCCGACTACAAGAAGCCGGCAGAAGCCGCGAAATCCTTCGACGCGACGATGCGAGACCAACTGCGCCGCGGCACGTGGATCGACCCCGACGACGGGAAGAAGACCGTCCGCGAGGTCACCGAAGTGTGGGTCGAGACCGCGGTGAAGGCAGGGACGAAGGACACCCGCAGGCATCTGCTCGCCAACCTCGGCGACCTGGCCGACATAACCCTAGGCGCACTGCGCCCCTCGCACGTGACCACGTGGGTCAGTGTGCTGCGCACCGGACGCCCGTGGGCGAAAGGCCGGCCACTGTCCGACGCGACCATCCGCGTCCGCCTCGGCCAGCTCCAGTCCGTAATGCAGATCGCCGTCGACGACGACATGCTCGCCAAGAACCCCGTCCGCGTCGCCCGGCGCGGCCTGGGCAGTCAGCTGCGTTCGGTGGATGAGCGTGAGGTGCCGTCGGTGGAGCAGATCAACCGGCTGATCGAGACGGCCAGGACAGGTGGCAGGGTTCCCGGAGTTGAAGGGCACGGGTCGACGCTTGCGCCGGCGGAGTGGCTGGCCCAGGTCCTGATCATCTCCTCGGAGACCGGGCTGCGTATCGGCGAGGTTGCCGGGCTGATCGGTGATGACGTGGATCTGGATGCCGGACTGCTGCATGTGCAGCGGCAGTGCCCGTACCGGGTGGATGAGCTCACGGGGTTGAAGTCCGAGGCGTCCGACCGGTTCGTGCCGATCTCGGCGGCGCTGGTCCGGGATCTTCGTCGGTGGATGCGCGGGCCGGAGGACCGGGTGGTCGCAGGGCCGAAGGGCCATGGGGTGTCGTCGCCTACCATCACGACGGCAGTGGCGAAGTGCCGGAAGATCGCCGGGGTGCCCGACACGATCAGTGCACACGGGACGCGGCACTTCTTCGCCACCTCCCTGCTGGCGGCCGGCGAGCCGCTGCAGACCGTCTCCTCGCTGCTCGGTCACGACTCGATCAGCACGACCGGAGCGGTCTACAGCCACTTCCTGCCGGACCATCTGGAGGCATCGCGGGCCGCGGTGAAATCTCTTGCGGGATCGTTGCGGGATGGACGGGGCGAGCTGAGGGTGGTGGGCTAGGTGTCCGGACACACGATGATGGCCGCACAGGAGCCGCTGACGGTGCTAGAGCCGAAGCGGTGGCGTGCTGACCAGCAAGAACACGAGCAGTCGGCGGATGCCCTCACCGCCGCGCACCGTGCCCGTCGGTCGCGTGGTGAGCGGCACCCGGTGTGGGACTTCATGTTCACCTACTACCCGGGCACCTGAGTAATCGAACAGGGGAAACGCCGTGTTGCTGGTCACGGCGTTGCGTGTTCGACGTGTCCGACGTGTCCGACGTGCTCTGTGGAACCTGCTGCGGGATGGATGCGGGATGGCGGGGCATGAAGAAAGCCCCCACCGTCGCGGGGACGGTGGGGGCTAGTGGGGGCGGGGAGCTGCGACGCGACGCCGGGGCTTGGGATAAGGGGACCCCGGTGGGCGCTCGACCCGGATCTGAGCCTACAGGCTCCCCGGATCCACGTCAGGCGATCTCGTCGCCGAGATCCTCCACAAGCCGGGGATCTGCCCGCGGCCACTTCGCCCGGTCCGGGTGCCGGTCTCGCCAGTCCCGGACATGGCGGCGGTACAGCCGACGCAGGAGATCCAGCCCGTCGACCTTGTCGAGCAGCTCCGCCACCCTGGCGTCGGTCTTATCCAGGCGGGTCCGCAGCTCGGCGAGCTCGTGGTCCTGGCGCTCGGTCACGCCCCGCCACGAGTCCACCGCGGTCTTCTCCTTCTCTGACCGGCTCGTGGCCAGCGCCACGACGATGCCTCCGCCGGCGGTGATCACGGCGACGAGGATCGTCCCGATGAGCCACCCGAGCCACGGAGTGTCGGTGGGCATCATGAACCTCGATTCTTCATCATCGGTACCGGCACCAGGCTGAACCGAGAGGCAATGAGGTACGCCACCAGCGCGAAGGTCGTCGCCGTGATGTACCCGGAATCGCTGTCACCGGCGACCCACGCCCAGAGATATATCCCTGCCCAGAGCACCGGGACCACGGCAGCCCAGGTGACCGCGAGAATGCGATGATCTCCCCTCACCGCGAGAGTGATCAGGGCGACCCCCGTGGCAGCCCAAACGATGGCCCACACCAACATAGGCAGGTAGGTCTCCACCGCCGGCATCCGCGGCCTGGACGCCGCCACGGGAGGGCTGTACCAGACAGCCGTCACCAGAGCGAAGACTCCGAGGACGAGGAGAGTCTGCCGGTCACCCCTCAGCCAGCGGTCGATTCGGTCGGGCAGCGATGACATCGGGATCACCTCCCGTAGACGTAGTCGTCTCCCGGCGCGTCGACCGGGGTGCTGGTCTGCTCGACTGTCGGGGTGGTCTCGTGGGTGCCGGTCTCCCCGCGCTCCTCGGCTCGGATGGCGGCGACGACGGCCTGGCCGATCTGGTCCGTGCCGGGAATGCGGGACAGTGCGTCGCGCACGGCGTCCTCGAGGTGGTCCTGCAGGGTGGTGGCGGTGCCCGCGATCATCGCGGCCTCGGCGTCTGCGTCGGTCGCCGTGGAGTCAGATCCGGAGTGGGTCTTCGTCGCGGCGAGCGCGGGGGCGAGGACGCCGAGGAGGATCGGGAGCCACTGATCGACCTGTCCGAGGATGTCGTCGGCTTTCACGTCCGAGAGGACGCCGACCCAGCCGAGGACGCCGATGATGACAGCTGCGAGGCCGTAGGCGATGCGACGGACCTGCCAGGCTTCGGGCTTCTTCTTGATGGCCATGGCCTACTTCTCCTTCGTGTCGTGGCAGCCGGGTACGCCGAGCTTCTCCCCGATCGCGCCGAGGAGGTCGGTGCGGGTCCGGTCGCCGGTCTGGGTCCAGCCACCGTAGGGGCCGGCGATGTTGGCGTCTCCCATGTCCTGGGCGGACAGGGCCATGAGCATGGCGCGGCAGTCGGCGGTGTTGTCGCGGATCTGGGTGAGCAGTGCGCGGTCTTCGGGGGTCATATCGTCCTCTCCTTCGGAGGTGTCGGTGGCCCAGGCGGACGCCCAGGCGTATTCGCGGGGCGGGATCATGGTGGCGAACTGGTTGAACGTCACCCAGGAGCCGTGCGGTGCGAAGCCGGAGTCGGCGAGCCAGACGTGGCGGACGCCGACGGCATCGCGGGCGTAGCCCATGACCGCGAGGTAGTGCATGACGAAGCCCCCGCCGTAGCGGAGGCTTTCGGTGCTGGTGTAGCTGGCTTTCGGATAGTTGGAGGGCGGCACCCAGATGTTCGCCGCGACGCCGACGCCACCGTTGACAGAGGCGACGATGCGAGACCAGAGGGTCTCCTTCTCCGCTGGCTTCGGCGGGTCATTCGGCATGGAGCCGGTCTTCCACTCGCCGCCGATGCGGGCGTTGAGGACCCGGGCGAGCTGCACCACCCCGTTCGTACCGTTGACCGTGGTCCCCAGTTCCTTGGCGAGGACGGACTCACTGACCATCTGCCCAGTGCGGGCCTGGATGATCGTCTGCGTCGTCGCGGGGCCGCACCAGTAGTAGGTGTCCTGGCCGATCTCGGCGCGGGAGTAGTCGAGGCGCTTCTCGACAGTTGTCACGGTGGTCTCCTTCCCGGGGAGTAGTCGCTCCCCCAGTGCCTTGCATCGAGCGAGGCGTGCCCGTCTGTCGGCGAGTCCGTTGGTGCCGCCGTTGATGCTGCGGGTGACCGCATTGAGATCGTCAGCGTCTGCCTGGCTGTTCAGGTTCGGTCTGGCGACCACCCAGTACCAGGACGCGGCGAGGAAACCCCACTTCGGGTCCTGGCGGACGAGCTCCGGGTGGGCCTCGAAGTCGAGGTTGGTGTGCCCCTGCGACTGCGCCCACTGGGTGAAGTTGCGGAAGTTCGCTCGGCCGGTCAGCTGAATCGGGCCGGAGCCCTTGAACCGCACCCCGTCACCCGGCTGTGTGTTGCCGAGATCAGCGCGACCCTCGTAGGCTGCGCCGCTGGCGATCTCCTCCATGTACTGCAGGCCTGCACTCTCGTGGCCGACCTGCGCGCACCAGTGCGCAGCACGGAGCGGGGTGGTGATGCTCGCCGCCCGCATGGCGCCCTCCATGCCGGGCAGCATCTCGGTGGCGCGGGCCAGTGAGCAACCCATGGCGGTGGACAGCGTCTGAGCGTCCATGTGTGCCTCCTTTGAGTATGGAAACCCCCGTCGCCGGTGTGGTGCGGGGGTAGTGGTTATGTGCTGGTGGGAAAGCATTTATATTGTTCACCGGGGGTAATGATCACAGTGGTATCACGGTCTCGTAACGCTCCGGTCACGACGTGCGATGTTCCTCGTGACGGAAGCACAATGCCTCCGACATCCACATCCAGTGCAGGGCGACTCCTGCCTAACCGAGAGGGATCATCACATGATCGACATCATCTCCACCTTCGCCACCGCCATCGTCAACCTCGTCTCCGACGGCATCAAGGGCTTCGTCGACGCTGTCGCCGGCATCTTCGCCTAAGACTCGCTGACGAGACCCCGTCGTCGCCCGCTGGGCGGCACGGGGTTTCTCCATGCCCTCTGCCGTCCCGGAATCCCCCTTATCTCGCATGCGCGACGGGCTGGTTCACGGCTGGCCTGGCTAGGTGATCGGGTCGGTTTCCAGGTAGTACAAAGTGCCTACGATGGTGGCCTTGGATGACGAAGCATTGCCGGCCCAGGTGAGGTTCACGACTCCCGAAGAACCGGTGTCCACGTCGCGCGCCTGCACCCCCAGAATGTTTGTGGTGAACGAACCATTACTTCCGAGTCCAAATGACGCGGCTCGACCGTAAGCGCCGGTGTCACCCACCGTTAGGGTGGAGTTATTCGCGGATGCGGAAATGGTGTAGTCGAGTTTGAAAAGTCCGACCTTACCTGCGGTGACAGTGTTCGAGAATAGGGTTACCGGGGGCTGCCCGGACAGGACGCGGGAGGGTAGTGAAATAGGTGTCCATTTGAGACTGTCGCCCCCTAGTTTTCCGACGAGTTGTGTTGTGATAGCCATGATTAGACCCCCGTGATCCTATGAAGCTCCATCAACGACTCGTCCAGCCAGTAGTCCCCCGCGACGGCGCCAGGGATGGTTGCTGGCGGAGCCCCGTCGCCGGAGAAGAACGCGGGTCTCGCCATCACTACCTCTTCTAGTGCACTCACGTCTGCCACAGTCGCCCGGGTCGCCACCTGCCCGTCGACGTAGCTCTTCGTTGCCGCATGCGTCGCACCAGTCGGCGTGGCCACCGAAGTGGTCCCGTCCGCTCCCCGTCGAACGATACTGCCCGGGGTGGCTTGGTAGGTCGCTGAGTCGACTTCGTCGACGGTGTCCTGCAGACCACTGACTTCTCCGATCTGGTGTGTGTGATTCAGCGGCGCTTTTCCTGCGAGCCCCGGGACTGTCGGAGACTCCGCCGACCCTCCGAGATCGCCAGACAGCTTCACCTTGCCCTTGATCGTGGTGGTTGCATCCGGGACACCGGAAGCCACGACCTCCGCCGCACTTTCAGCACTCAGTCGGGACTTCTCAGCAGAGTCCGCGGACTCCCCCGCCGACGTTGCAGAGGCCGAAGCCGCCGCTTGAGCATCCGACTTAATGCCCTGTAGTTCCTGCCGGACATCATCGGCCGCGTTCGTGGCCGCGTCCTGCGCCTGTGAGCAGGAATCTGCGGCGTGTCCCGCGTACTCCTGGGACGCGTCGCGGGCGGTCTCCGCTGCGATCCGAGCTGTGACCGCGTCGTTCTTCGCTGCGATTGCGTTCGACCTGGCTGTCCATGCGGTGTCGTTGTAGGACCGGCTCGTGTTCGCACACTGCTCGGAGTAAGCCGCCCGCTCCTCCGAGCTGGCGGCTGAGTCCGCGGATGCTGATGCCGAGGTCGCGGCATCAGTGGCTGACCCAGCTGCAGCGTCACGAGCGGTCTGGGTCTCGTTGAGGAGGCCACGAGCCGTGTTCTCGTGATCTCCCGCGACAGTCGCCGAGGCGGATGACGCGGCGGCCGATGCCGCGGAATCCGCGGCAGACGCGTCCGCTGCTGCGGCGGATGCTGCAGATGCGGACTCCGCATCAAGGACCCGCTGTGCCGAGCCGACGATAGCGGCAGCCGCCTCAGCACGGTTGGCTTCCTGCGTCGCCCGGGTCGCCGCTGCCTGCGCGGCGAGGATGACCGGCTCCGGGTAGTCGATCGAATCCTGCATGAGGGACGTGACCTCGACGGGCCCCTCATCTGGGACGACAATGTCCCACTCAGCGAAGACGCTGCCGGCTTCAACGCGGAGTCGAGCAGGTCCGGGAATGGCCTCAGCGCTGAACGCCGAGTCCTCGAGCGGTGTGTCCGCCCAGTCCGCGAGGACCAGGACGTTGTCGACGGGCCGATGGTAGCGGGCAGCGAGCCAGACCGTGCCGTCGAGCTTCGCGCCGAGCTGGTTGCTGATTTCACCGTTGATGACGGTCATCTCAGTCCTCCTATTGCGTCTCGTCCGGGACAGTATCCTGTCCCTTGTTGGTCAACCGGCTGTCCTGCTTCACGACGGCCATCCAGGCATTCCTGGCACCGCCGTCCCACCACCGCCACCGGCCCGACCACGCTCGCACCCGGATCCAGCACCCGGCCTCAGGTATGACGACGGGAAACGTGCCGCCGAGAGACGTGTAATCTGCTCCACCCGGGGTGTCAAAGACGACGTCGCGGATAACGTTGCCGGTGGGTCCGAGGATGGTCACATAGATCGCGGACAAGTTTCCGCCCGTGTAGCCCGTGGACCGTGCATGAGCCTGCACAAACACAAGCCACAAACCCTCTTCGTCAAAGACGATGTTCCTGCCCGTCTCGACGTGCGCCCCCTTCGTCGGGCCGAGCGCACTCTCGTAAGGTAGGTACCGGTCATTAGAGGACAGAACATTCCACTCGCTGTTGATGTTGAGGCTCTGGTAGGCAGCACAGTATCCGCGGACGCCGTCGAGGAGGTCATAGCGATCGGCCAGGGCGAGCTGCCCGTCACTGATCTCACCGAGCGCCCCGTCCTGGCCCTTGAAAAGGCCGGCGACGGCGTCCGCGATGCCGCGGAAGATGTTCTGCGCGATGGTGCCGACGTTGGAGAGCATGATGTTGGCCAGCCCGCTGATGGTCGGCTTGATGTCCTCGAGACGGCCCGGCTGGTTCGGCTGGTACAGGTCAGGGCTGGTCATTCTGATTCTCCTGTCTTCGGCGGGATGATGCCGGCGAAGATGTCGCTTATGACGTCCGTGGACTGTCGAGCGAAATTCTCCATTGTGAGGTCCCGCCACTTGCCGGGATTGAGGTAATGCTCCTGCCCGGTTGCCGGAGGCTCCCACATCCGGGATGGCTCAGCGACGATTCCGACCCCGCAGTACGCCAGGTGAGTGGCGATCGCGTCAGCGAGTTCAGTCGGCACCGGATACGCGCGGGCATCATCGAGGTCCGCCGAGGCCGGGATGTCCTTGAGGAAGTCGCGGAGCTGCCCGGCGCGGTCTTGAGGGTTGGCGGTGGTGTCTTGGTTGGGGGTGGTCATGCTTCTACCTCCAGTGCTTGCAGGATTTTGCCGACTGATTCGAAGGAGCGGAGCAGGCGGGCTTCGGGAAGTTCGCGGGCGGGGTCCGCGCCGAGGGAGATGTCGACCTCGACATCAGTGGTGCGGGACCAGGAGTGCTTCACGGCGTGAATGCGGTTGATCCAGTAGCGGGTGCCGAACTGGAACGCGCCACGGCTGCCGAGGGTAAAGTCCCTTCCGTAGCGGTAGGGCTGTCCGTCGACGATGGGGACGGAGTGTGCGGCGCTGGCCGCGGTCTCGAGCATGCCGGTGCGCCGGGCCTGCAGTGCGGACAGGGAGAAGCCGTTGGAGCCGGAGGTGACCCAGTGCTCGGGGCGTCCGAAGCGGCCCATCTTGGAGCGTCGGCGTGGGCTGGTCTGCGAGGAGAAGGCGAGGGCGACGTCGGTGATCTGTGATTCGAAGACGCCGATGCCGAGTCCGGGGTTGCCGATCAGGGCGCCGAGCCAGCCGAGAGCGGCGTTCGCGGCGAGCTTCGCTGCGCTGTTCATCCAGTCCGGGGACTTGCCACCCTGCGCGAGGGCCCAAGCGGTGGGGCGGGTGAAGTTGATCTCTGAGCCAGGCATGAGGTCCAGGCGCTCGGAAGGGTCGCCGGAGTTGGTCGCGGGGATCGGTGAGTGCCAGATCGGGATGTCCTCGGTGACCCTGTCGACGAGGTCGTCGCCGGGGCTGCTGGGGTCGAGGATGGACCAGATGTCGTCGAGCCCGTCGTTGGTGACCTCTTTCCCCCACTTCAGCAGGCCGTCGAGCATGGTGCCGGTGACGTTGACAGCTCCGGACTGCTCGATGACGTCGACGAGGACGGTGGGTTTGTAGAGGGTCATGTGGTCAGGGGCCGGCTGGGGGTCTCCGGGCATCCAGCGCCACACTTTCAGTTTGAGCTGTGCGTCTTCGAGCGTGGGGCCGATGAGGTCGGAAGCGAGGGCGAAGCGGGAGGCGAGGCAACACCACTCGGTGGTGTCGTGCAGGAGGTCGGCTCCGGGGAGGACCATCACCGGCCATCTGTCGATGTTGGAGCGGATGAAGAATCGTGAGGCCCACTGGTCGGCGTCGAAGAGGTTGTCCGGGAGGGTCCACAGGCCGTCGAAGAGGCGGCGGAAGTTGGCCAGGAGATAGTTCTTGATGACCCAGGCTGACGGTCCGGCGAGGATCATAGACTTTGGCCACTGCAGGGCTGCCGGGGCGATGGGGTTGGACCAGCAGACGAGGGACTTGATGAAGATCCAGTCGTGGACCAGTTCCCAGGTGACCTGGATGTCCCCGTCGTCGGAGACGGAGACCTTGACGTTGTCGACGATGCCGGACCAGCGGGTCTCATCGGCGGGGACCAGGCCGGTGGCGTCCGGGTAGTCGATGATGACGGAAAAGACCTGCTCGACGTCGAGGTCGAAGATGGACCAGCCTGCAAGGTGATGGTCGACCGGCAGGACGATGGTGGCGTCGCCGGCGTCATTGAGGAGCAGCTCGGCGGAGCCGGAGTCCTCCCCCTCTAGGATGTCGCGGACCTCGCCGTCCGGGTCGAGGACGGTGATGACGGGGCGGTCGAGGGAGGATCGTGCTGCATTGGCCAGGACGGTCTGTGCGTGGTCGTAGACGCCGGTCAGGGGGTTGTGTTCGAGGGTGCTCACCATCCGCGCTTCCACCTCCTCTCAGTGATGATCTGCAGGGCACCGGTGCCAGTGACGGTGACCTTGGTCGGTGGGGTGTGCGGCGGCAAGGGCTGAGTGAAACGCTGTCCGGCGAGTAGCGGGTAGCCCGGGGTGCCGTCGGCGTAGGTGACCTTCTCCACACCGGGAAGGGTGCGGACGACGATGGGCTGGGTGGCCTGCTTGAGCGCGACAGTGTCTCCGCTAACGCCGTCCGGGAAGGTCCACTGCCCCGCCTCGGCGACGAAAGTGGGCCACGCCGGAAGGTCAGTGGGGTTCGACAGGACCACGGTGGTCTCCCCCTCGCACTCCCAGTCGGTGGTGTCGGTGTGGCCGTGGGCATCGACGTCACACGCCACGAGGGTCATCTCCATGGTGACGATGCCACGGCGCCGGGGATCCACGGCGAGGTCGACTTCGATGTCCTCTCGGGTGCGGACATCGAACCAGCGGGCGGAGTCGTCGGTGATGACCCACAGGCGGCCGTCCTGCTCCATGGACCAGGACCGGTCCCAACGTCGCTCTACGACCGGCAGCGGATCGTCCGCGGTGGCGGTGAGGTGGACAGTGAGGTCGATGACCCGCTCGTCAACCTTCACTGTGCCCGGGGTCGAGCCCCGCTGACGGGCCGAGGACCGGGTCCGCAACGTCGACGGCGGATCGAGAATGCCCTTGGCCGTCTCGATCCACGCGCCCTCCTGCCGCGCCCCGGCGCCGTGAAGCACCCAACGCGACCCGTCGACGCCGATCCAGATGATCCTCAGATCGGAGCGGCGGCGGGCGATGAACAGGTCATTCACTGCTGTCTCCCTTCATTGATGTCACAGGCCCCGGCGCGCGCGTCCGCGAGAGCGGTCACGGCGGGCCATCTTCCGGTCGATCTCGGCAGCAACCTTCTCGTTGCCGGTGTCGACGTAGATGGTGGTGTGGTCGCCGCCTGCCCCGTCCGCGGTGAGGCGGGCGAGGTCGGGCAGTTGGGTGTAGACGAGCTCGTCGAAGGCGTCTGTCTGGCGGGGACTGAGGACGCGCTCGGGTCGGATCGTCTTCTTGGCCATCAGGCCGACGCCGGGCGCGATGCCGCCGCGGTCGTACCATCCGTTGGCCTCCCAGAACTGGCGGGCGACGGAGGGGTTGGCCTGGTAGCGGTCGGTGATGTAGCGGGCGCCGGCCTTGCCTTGGACGGCGGGGTCGGTGGAGCGGTCGGGCAGGTATTCCTGCAGGGTTCCGCTGGACGGGTTGAACTGGAACAGGCCGAACGCACCCGAGGACGGGTTGGTGGCGTCGATCTTCCAGGAGGATTCCTTGTTGATGATCCAGTCGGCGTCGGTCCACTTCTGTCCGGTCCAGCCCTTGTTGGCGAAGATCGCCTGGACGGTGCCTTTGACGGTGCCGTCGCCGCCGGTGGCGGTGGCGGAGTCGTCGAGGTCGGGCATCGGGTCGAGCTGGATGGTCACCGGTTTGAGTTCGGTGCCGGTGGACGTTTCGGTCATGGCGACGGCCTCGGTGGTGTCGACGCTGGCGGCTGCGGTGGTGTCCGCGGCGACAGCGGAGACGGTGTCGGAGGTTGCCTGGGTGTCGGTCTTCTTCTTTCGTCCCTGCTCGTCGACCAGGGTCGGGTCCTTGAGGTTGGTTCCCTTGAGGCCGAAGAGTCCGAGGAACTCCTTGGCGATGGAGTTCCCGGCGGTGCCTGCGATCTGCTGTCCAACGAGGTCCCAGCGGGTCGGCTCGATGTCCTTCTCGCGCCATTCGGGGTCCACCTCATCGGAGGATGAGAGGCCGATGGTGCGGGCGAAGCCCTGGATGAGGGACACGTCGTCGTCGGACAGGGTGGTGGCCTTGCGGCCGTGGACTACAGCGTCGGAGACGGAGCCCACAAGGTCGGTGACCTTGCGGAGCTGCTCCCAGTTGAGGATCGCTTCGGGTCCGCCGGTGTGGTTGGTGACCAGGGACGTGCCCTGGGGCAGCCAGCCGCCCCGGTCGCGGAAGATACCGGTGATCGTGGATACTGCGCCGCCGACGAAGTCCTTGGCCTTGTTGTACGCGCCGCCGAGGAGTCCGCCGAGGTCCTCGATCTTGTCGAAGATCCAGTCGATGATCTTGTCCTTGGACGAGCTCATCGCCTTCGGCGGGATGTTGAACCACTCCGGCGGCGGGGTGCCGACGTGAGAGGCGAACATGTCCTTGATCGGGTCCAGGAGTTTGTCGAAGATCTCCTTGACCTTGTCGCGCAGGATGGACTTCTTCTGCTCCGGGGACGGGCCGCCGGCGGACTCGAATGCGCCGTCCGCGCCGATCGCCAAGTGGTAGTTGCCACTGCGCCACTGGCCGTCGTCGGCTCCGGCGGCGGGGCCGCCGTAGGCGACGTTGCCGTGGGCGCCGCCGGACTCGACGTTGACTGCGCCGAAGGAGCCGACGGGGCCGAGGGTGCCGGCTGTGTGTCCCATCTGTCCGCCGGACTGCGGGCCACCGGTCATGCCGATGGACATGCCCGGTCCGAGTCCGCCCTCCCACCGCTGGTTGCCGGCGGAGACGGAGCTGGACTGGGATGCCGGGAATGCCGGGGTTGCCCAGTGGCCAGCGTTCGGCTCAGCCCCGACGATGACCGAGGCGATCGCGGACATGTAACCACTGCAGTCGCCGCCGTTGGGCCACTGCGAGCCGGTCAGGTAGGGGCGTCCGTTCATGGACGCGGCCCACCGATGGCCACGCTCAAGCTGAGACTCCCACTCGGGGCGGACTTCACCGCCGTCGGCGTGAGCCTGCAGGCCGTCCTTGAACTGCTGCAGCGGGCGGTTGTCCCGGCGATTGGGGCGACGGTCCTCGGAGAAGACCTTGCCAGAGTCCCAGGTGAAGGACTGGCCGGAGTCCAGGAGGTGGCGCATGGCGTAGACCGTGGAGTGCCCACCAGCGTGGTCGACCTCGCGGGCGGTCATCATATGCTCGCCGTTGGAGCCCCACATCAGGACATCGTCGGAAGTCCCGGTGCCGGGTCCTGCGATTCGGCCACCGGTGGCGTGCTCCGGGATGGTGGAGAGCTCACTGGCCTCATCGAGCCCGGGGATGAACTTGGCCACCGTGTTCCAGGCCTTGAGGATTCCGCCGTTGTAGACCGTCGTGATCATGAAGTTGATCGGCTTGGCGAGGTAACCGCGCAGCTTCTCCCACACGCCCTTGATGCCGTCGACGATGGTGGAGAAGAAGTCCTTCACCGACGACAGGGCGTTCTTGAGCGTGTCGAAGGCTGGCTTGATGACGTTGTCGATCACCCAGCGGATGCCGTCGCCGAGGGCGTCCCACACCGGCTTGATGACCGAGTCCCAGATCATGCGGAAGAAGTCACCGACCGCCTGGAGCGCGGCCTTGAGCGCATTCCACGTCGGCTGGATGACGTTGGTCCACACGAACTGGATTCCCGTGCCGAGAGCGTTCCACGCGGGCTGGATCACGGAGGTCCAGACCGCGCTGAACACTGTGCCGACGAAGTTCCACGCTGCGGTGATCGCGTTCCACACGGGCTGCAGAACGTTGGTCCACATCCACTGGGCGGCAATGCACAGGGCGTCCCACACCGGCTTGATGATGGAGTTCCACGCGAAGCTGATGACCGTGGACAGGTTGTTCCACGCCATGGGGATGAACTGGGTGAAGATCGGCATGAGGATCGTTTCCCACATCCACGTCGCGGCAGCAGACAGGGCGTCCCAGGCGGGCTTGATCAGCCCGCTCCATGCGGCACTGATGCCCGCGGACAGGAGGTTCCAGGCGATGAGCAGCGGGGCGAGGATCAGCGTGCCGATGACGCCGAGGGTCGTGGACACGACGGTCCACAGCACGTCAAGGACCGGCTTGAGCACGGAGTTCCAGATGATCTGGATGCCCCGGAAGCAGGCTCCGACGGCGTCGCCGAGGGCGGAGACGACCGTCTTGAGGCCGTCCCAGATCGGGGCGAAGACGTCCTTGAGCCAGGACCAGACGTTCTTGAGGACGTCCATGAAGGACGCCCAGATCCGCTTACCGGTCTCGGTCTTCGTGAAGAACAGGACCAGGGCGGCGACCACGGCCACGACAGCGGTGATGATCGCACCTATCGGATTAGCCGCGATGGCCAGCCCCAGCATCTTGAACCCAGTGGCAGCGAGCTTGAGCACGGAGAACAGGCCCTTGAAGATCCCGCCGAGGCTCAGAATCCCCTTGCCCAGCCCCGCGACGCCCGGCGCGGTCTTGGCTGCGATTCCTCCGAAGCCCTTGACGGCGGACATGATGCCGCCGCCGGAGGTGATCATGGCGCGGGCGGACTTGAACGCGGTGCCGAGGCCGGAGACCTCCTTGGCGACCTTGCCGACCGGCCCGACGACCATGTTGAGGGACTTCATGCCGACGAAGGCGAGGACGAGTTTCTCGACGATGCCCTGGTTCTCCGACATCCAGTGCGCGAGATCCTCGAGCAGGGGCACGAGGATGTCGGCGACGACCGGGGCGAGGGCGGCCATAGCCCCGGTGATGGAGACCACCGCCGCCTTCATCCCGGCTTCGCCAAGGGAGGCGGTGATCTGGCCGATGGCGGGCATGGCGTCAGCGATGGCCTGGCCGATGGTGCCGACTGAGGCACCGAGGCGGCCCATGACCCCGTCGATGTCGCCACCGGACAGGGCGGTGGTGAACTTCTCGACCTCTTCGCGGAGGTCGAAGAAGAAGTCGATGATTTTGGAGTCTTCTTCGATGCCCAGTGGGCCCCAGGTTTTCGGGTCGAAGTCTCCGGTCTGGAAGATCTCGATCGCACCCTTGGTGACGTTGGTCAGGGTGTCGATCTTTTCGGTGATGCCGCCGATGATTCCCGGGGCGGCGGTGAAGGCTGGTTTGAGGATTGCTTCGCCGAGGCGTCCGAGAGCTGCGCCGGCGTTGTCCATGGCTCCGGAGAAGGTGTTGCCGGCCTTGAGGGCTGCTCCGCCCATTCCGGCTTCCATGGCGTTCTGGAAGGTTGCGAAGTCGATTTCGCCGGAGGAGGCGAGGTTGGTGACCTCTTCGGCGGTCTTTCCCATCTCCTCGGCGAGGAGCTGGACGACGGGGATGCCCTGGTCACTGAGTTGGGCGATGACGTCGCCCTGGATCTTGTTGCTGGTGGCGACCTTGTTGAAGATCGAGCCCATCGAAGACATGTCGGTGCCTGCGATGGAGGCTGCGTCACCGACGAGCTTGAGTGTGCGCTGCAGGTCCTGGCCAGGCTTGACCCCGGCTGCGACGGTGGCAGCCGCGACGGTGGCGGCGTCACCGAGGCCGTAGGCGGTCCCCTTGACCGAGGCCATGGCATCGTCCATGATCGCCGAGACATCCTCGGCGGAGTTCCCGAGACCGGAGAGCTTCGCGGTGGCCTGGTCGATGGCGTTGAGCCGGTCGAAGCCCTTCTTGATCGCGGTGCCGAGGGTGCCGGCGACCGCGCCGCCGACGCCGATGGCCGCGCCCTTCATGGCCTTGCCGACGCCGGACATCAGCTTGGAGCCGATGCCGCTGCCGGTCTTGGTCATGGAGGACTCGACCCCGGCGAATGCCTTGTTGACTCCCGGCGCGATCTTGGAGGTCTCCGGGATGATGGAGATGTAGCCTACGGCGAGTTCGTTGCCGGTCTTGGCTGCCATGGTGGTCCTCCTGCGGGGTCGGGGTTAGGCGGGGATGAGGCTGGCGTCCCATCCGAGCCAGTCGGCGATGTCGGCGATGGGGGCGGCTTCGCCTACGTAGCGGCCGGATTGTCCGATGTCGGGGTTGATGGTTTCCGGTTCGGCGTCGTGGGCCTTGGGGCGTGGGTAGGGTTCGGGTTTCTCTGCGGTTTTGTCCATGGCGCGCTGCCAGTTGGCTCCGGCGAGGACGTCGAAGATGTCGGCGAGGATGCCGGTGTTGCGGTTCCAGCCGGAGAAGTCCGGCTCGGTGGCGCGTATGAGTGCGGAGTCGATGTCGGACTCCGTGACGATGACGTAGAGGTCCCTCCAGTTGAGTCGGTCGGTGCCGTCGCACAGCCAGCGCAGGCGTAGGCCCTCACCGATCAGGTCTCGCTCGACGGCCCGGCAGGTGTCCGGGTCGTCGAGGAGGTCTAGGAGGCCGAGGATTCCCCCACGGAGGTGTCGCCCTCCGGGCCGGTCTGCCATGCGACCATGAAGTCCTGGAACTCGCCCATGGGGAGGTTGTCGATCTGGTCGAGGGTGGCTTCGTCGGCGACCTTCTCGAGCATCTCCCAGCCGAGCTCCTCCTGGGACTTGGAGCGGTTACGGCGGAGCCATCCGGCGGTGAGTGCGTCGCGGATCCAGGGGATGGTGATGTCGGCGCCGGTGGCCTCGGAGTGGTAGTGGAACTTCTCGAGCATGACGGGGTCCTTTCTGGGACGGGGTCTTGGGTGGAAGAGGGGACGGGGTCGGTGGTGAAGCTGGGTTGGGCCCGGGGTGACCCCGTCGAGAGTCCCCGGGCCCGCGCTGTTACTCCCCGGAGGGCGCTTCGAGCGCGTCGATGCGGGCGAGGGCGGCGGCGAAGTCTTCGGTGGAGACCTTGCCGTTGAGTGCGTCCTGCAGGCCGGTGACGTTGGCCACAGTGTGGGTGTGGTTGCCGGCGGCTGCGGTGGTCCCGGTGGTGCCGAGTGCGAGATTGCTGGTGCCTGCGCCGATGGCGGAGCGTGCCGCGGTGGCGTCGGACGCCTTGAGCACGTTCTTGCCGACCGTGGTGGCACCGGAGAGGGTGTCCGCGGTCGGGGCGGCGGGGATGTCGTCGGGATCAGCCTTTCCGTCGGCAGTGGACTGCGCGGCGGCGGCGGCATCGTGAGCGGACTTGATGCCCTGCTCGATCTTGTTGAGGTTGTCGGCCTCCAGATCGGGGGCGGAGTCGTTTGCCCAGGCGGTGGGTTCGTATGCCATGTTGTGTCCTCCTCAGAGGCTCAGGGAGTGGTGGACGGGTGAAGCCCCGGAGACGGGTGCAGCCCCTTGCGGGGCCGCAGGCCTACGGGGTCGGGGTTTCCCCCGAGTCATCACCGCCATCGCCGTCGGCGGGTGCTTCGGCGTCGGGGCGGTAGATGTACTGGTAGAGCTTGTTCGTGTCGTCGTCCGGGAAGCACTCGAAGGTGACCTCGTACTGGATAACGCCGGAGCGGACGAAGTTGACGTCGCCGACCTCGGTGGCCTGGGCGTCCGGGGCGAACAGGCGGATGCGGGACTCGGCCGCACCCTTGATCTCGGCGTCGAGAGCACGGTGCGGGAGCTCGTCGGCGTTGTCGACGACGGTGATGTTCTTCCCGTCGGCGGAGATGATGACGTTGTTGTCACCGGCGATGATCTTGAGGACCTCGGCGTTGGCCGACTCCATGAAGGTCAGCTTGAGGGTGACGGAGTGGTCGGACTGCACGATGACGACGGTGTCGCCGTTCCAGTCCTTGATCTTCTCGGTGGAGCGGTCGACGGTCTTGGAGATGCCGTCCTCGGTGATGTAGCCGCCGGGCTTGAGGTCCAGGCGGGTCTGGAGCTCGGAGATGGCCTCCTCGGCGTCCTTCGGGTAGTTGGCGATGGCCGGGGCGGCGGGGCCGATCAGCATTCCGCCGGCGGCCTTAACGTCGGGTGCACCGACGAGAACATTGGCGCGGTTGCGCATTGGTTTCTCCCTTTCGTGGAGACGGGGTATGGGAAAGGCCCTGGCCTGACCGGAGGGTCAGAGCAGGGCCTGGGTGAGCGTCCCGATGAACTGCCATCGGGTCACGTCTGGGGTGTCAGGGTCGGGAAAGTCGACGGGGCCGGAGTCCTCAGACCAGCCGAGGACCCGGTCATCGATCACGTCGAGCTCAAAGCAGAGTTCGCGGATGACGTCGATGAGGTCGACGGTCTCGTCGAGAGTCTGCCCGTAGACCTGGATGAAGACGGTGGTCACGTCGGTGACCGGAGTGGTGCGCCGTGGCGCGGCCTGGTCCACGCGGACGAAGAGGTCCGGTCGTGGTCGGGGCACCTTGTGCACCACCTGGGCGGGCACGTTGTCCCGCAGGACGGCCATGACGATCTGCTGGGCTGTGGGCACAGTCCCTCCCCTCCCCCGGCGTGTAGACCTGCTCAGCCCAGCTTGCGAGCAGACAGGACCTTGACCAGGGTGTTGTTCTTCTGGTTGTCGCGGTACGCCTTGTACGTGTCTGGGATGACGATCGTCCGGTACCGGGTCTTGCCCTGTACCGAGCTGATCGTGTACCCGGATCCGCACTCGACGGCGATGGAGTCGGCCTCGGCGTCGACGGCGGAAATGACACCGGGTGACCGGCGGATCGCCTCGAACGCCTTGGGGTTCCACTGGAGTTTCGGGGCCATGGTCAGCCCCGGTCCTTGACGATCTCGAACTCCGCCCACGCCCCCGGCGCGTAGCCGGCGAGCGTGCTGGTGCCCTGAGCGTCGGCGAAGATGACGAGGCATCCGTCGACGATCTCGCAGGCGTTGGTGGGGTGTTCGGTGATGACGGCCTCGCCAGTGTCGTCGAGGACGCCGTGGGTGATGCGGATCATCAGCCCTCCGTTCTGGTTGCGATGACGACGACGAGACCCGGATCGAAGAACGGGTTGTTGGCGAAGTCCTGGTCGTTGCCCTTCACCTTCCACGGTGTCGGGTCCCCCGGTGTCCTGATCTCGCCGCCCGGGCCGGGGTCGTCGTCGGGGGCGCAGTAGACAGTGAGCGTGTCGATCGTCCGCAGGAGGGAGTCGCCCACGACTTCCTGGGTCGGGGAGACTGCCCACCCGAACACGAGGACTTCCTGCCACGGGCCGAAGCCCATGACGGGGTCACCGTTTCGGTCGGTGCCGGTGCGGGTCCAGGAGCGGACCTCGACCGGGCGGGTCAGCGGGTAGGCCATCAGACCCCCTCTCCCGGCGCGGTGCCGGGCGGTCCGTTGACCCAGGCGTGGTCCAGCGGGTGCCCGGTGCGGTTGGGCTTTGCGGTCATGTCGAAGCCGGTGTGCTTCTTCGCGCCGCCGGAGAGCATCGCCCGGTGAGCCGGGGTCAGTTCCATGGACTGCGCGAGAGTCTCGGTGCCGTAGGTCGTGGACTCGGTGAAGACGCCGGCGGTGCGACTGGCCTGCCGGACTGCTTCCGGGTTCCGCAGGGCCGTGCTGACGAGCTGCACTTCGACGTAGACGACCCTGGTGTGCCAGGTGCCGTCCGTGTCGTCGGTGAGCTGATCAGTGAGCTTCGGATACTCAGAGAGGATCAGTGTCTCCGCATCGTCCAGCCAGAGCTGGATGACGTCGTCTGCGGGCAGGGCGGAGGTGGACAGCCAGCGGTCGCGGACGTCCGCTGGTGTCGCGTAGGTGGTCACAGAGTCACCTCCCTACGTGGTTGTGCGCGGATGCAGCCCCGTAGCCGGGTGCAGCCCCTTGCGGGGCCGCAGGCCTACGGGGTCGGGGTTTCCCCCGAACCACCAGCCGGGAGAAGGAGTCCGGCCGGGTAGACGCGGTCCTTCTTCCGGCCGACGCGGGTGACCGGCGCGGCGCACTGCCAGCCGACCCGCATGACCACGCGCAACGCCTTCGAATCCTGCTGCATCAGGTTCAGGACGACCTTGCCCTCGGCGTCGGAGATGACGCCCTCGGAGAAGAGGTCGTAGGTGATGTCCTGGCGGACGCCGACGACGAACTTGGACCAGTCGAGGGCCATGAGCTTCGCCTTTTCGCCGTCGAAGCCGCCGGTGGCGTCCTCGTTGATCGGCTTGCCGTACAGGGTGTCCGGCTGGCCGAGGGCGTGGGACGGGCCGTAGATCGCGTCGCCGTTGGCGGAGCGCTGTCCGATCAGTTCCCAGCCGAGGCCCGGCTCGGAGACGAAGCCGTTGATGTTGTAGCCCTGCTTGGAGACCAGGCCCGCGAGGTTGGCGACGTCGACGCCGAGGTCTGCGCCGGTACCGGCAGTGACGGTGTTGCCAGCGGCGGTGGCTGCGGTGAAGACGTCGTCGGGCCAGGAGTCCGGCTTGTCGACGCCGAAGAGGGTGGCCTCGTCGATCTTCTGGCCGAAGGCCTCGGCGACGAGCGGCTTGATCTCGTCCCAGAGGGGCACCTGGGCGTCGGCGATGAGAGCGTCCGGGATCGGGACGATGACCGCGAGCTCCTCGGCGGTCATGGTGATCCCGTTCCAGGTTGCACCGGAGGTCTGCTTGAGACCGGTGTCGCCGTTGACCCAGTAGGCGTCCGGGAGGGAGGCGAGGACGGGCTGCTTGGACTTGGCGGAGCTCATCGGCACCCGGCGGGCGTTGGTGAGCATGATGGAGTCCTTCGGAGCCTCGGCGAGGATCTCCTTGGACACCTGGTCGGGAAGGTGGGCGTCGGAGACGTCCGCCCGTCCGAGGATGTTGTTGAACGGCATGGTCGGTTCCTTTCAGTTGCCGTGAACGGTTGTGGTCGGCTGTGTGGTCCGGTCGGCTCAGCGGGTGCTGAGCGCGTCGCGGATCCAGTCGCCGGAGGGGGTGGACCCGTTCCCGCGTCCCTCACCGGGGACTCGCGGGGCGGTATTGGTCGGAGCAGCAGCCTTGGTGGCCTCGGTAATGGCCTCGGCGAGCTTGGTCGCGTGTGCGGCGAGTTCGTCCTCGGAAGTGCCTGCGAGCAGGTCCGGGTCGAGGTGGTGCTCAGCGGCGATTCGCGTACGCGCACCGTCGAGCTTCTGGGCGGCGAGTTCGGACTCGAGGCGGGCGATGCGCTCGGCGGAGCGCTGCTCGTCGGTCTTCTTCGCATCCTCGAGCTCGTCGTACTTCGAGGCTTTCGCCTTGAGCTCGTCGTAGCCGGCGAACTTGGACCGCTCCCGGGCCAGACGGGCCTCGATGATGCGGTCCAAGTCCTCCTGGGACTCCGGCGGGGTGTACGAGGACTTCCCGTCGGAGTCCTGGCCCTCCTTTCCAGATGCGCCGGCGCCTGCGTTGTCGGCATTGGGTTCTGCGGTCTTCGCGGACTCGCTGGCTGTCTCAGCGGACTGTGCGGCGGCTGCGGCGGTGCCGGGATTGATGTCTCCCATGGTGCTGCTCCCTTCCTCGAGGCTGTGCCCCGGGTGGTGATCGTGCGGTTGTCCGCCACGGTGTCCGTGGCGTGTGGGTGTCCACCCCGGTTCTTCCGCGCACAGCAGACGACGCCCGGCGCGGCCGGTGGGCCGCGGGGCGTCGTCTGGGGTGTTCGGTTGTTGGGGTGTTGTTCTCCTCCCGGGGATCGAACCCGGGTCACCGACCATGGGATGGGGGTCGGGGTCCTTACCTGCTGGACGAGAGGAAAGCCTGGACGCGGTGTCCGGGTACAAGTGAACCCCCGGGCCCGGTGCGTTGGGCGAGGGGGTTGGTGATCATGCTGTTGCCTGGCGTGCTTCGAGAAGAGCTTCGAGGTCGATCTTCGGTTCCATGGCTGCGAAGGCCCGGAGGTTGTCCTGCGTTAACTCGTCTTCGGGGTACTCGGGGTCCGGATCGTCAAGGTCCCCGTCGTCTACGAAGACTCGGATGAACTGTTCCTTCATCGCCGAGTCGACTACTGCGCGGGTCTCGACCAGATCGTCAAGGAGGATGTCGAAGACTCTCTCCTCGATGGGGATACGCCCGAAGATGGCCGGTGGTACGGCGGTCGCGGCAATCTGCTCCGCAAGTGCTAGGGGGTCAGTCTCCGTCATGTCGCCTCCTCGGGCCATCCTCGTTCTTCTACGTCGCCATTCGGCAGTACCACCTTAACTCCATCACCTCGTCGGGGGAAGGCGCTTGTTACGCGATAGTCGTTGCCACTGTTCTTCTTGGCGCCACCGCACTGCACGACGAGTTCGATTGTTCCTCCAGCAGGTGATGGAACGGTCGCGAACACCCAGTATCCCCACTTCCCGTTCTTCTGGATGACTTCAGGGTCAGCGAGGACTCGGGCGATTCCGTCTTCTCCATTGAGCCATTCCGCAAGCTCCTGGTCGGTCATATCGGGGAAGAACGTCTTTCCGTCCGGCAGTAGTTTCCCCGTGCCGTTTCGGACCTCTGTGGCGATAGGCGGAATCTGTTGTGCAATATGGCCGCCGGTGATCAGTTTTGTCTTCTTGGCTACCTTGTACGAGGTCAGGTGCCTCATGTCCAGGGCGGTGTCTATCTTCCCTGCATCCCGAGAGGCAAGGAACATGTCACGGTCGCGCACCTTCTTCCGTTTGCCGGCGATGTGGGCCTCCCAGACCTTCGCCTGGCCGGGAAGCGGTCCGTTGTCATCCCAGGTGACGTCATACCACTCGTCTTGGAGGTCCTTGACGATCTGCGGAAGGTCCGCGTCCGAGAAGCTCTCCCGCGCGGTGCAGGAGCAGTGATCGTGGTACTTCTGGCCCTCCGCCCGCTGCCCGGTGGTGAACCGATGCCCGCCGGATGCTGCCGGATTTCGGGTGTGCGAGACCCTCGCATCACCCTTTCTCGTGTACCCGCCACCGGTGGTCAGCACCGACGACTTCGTGTACACCGCTCCCCTGCTGGCGAGCATGAGGCAGAACGCGCACGCGTTCGCCCCCGGCACGCGCACATACCGACTGCCGGCGGCGGCGGTGGACTCCCACACGGTCTCCCTCGCGGGCTGACGCACCAGACGACCCAGCGGCCCGGCCATCACCCGCGCAGCGGCGGGGATGTTGCCCTCGGCCTTGTTCACCGCCCAGGACGCCGAGGAGGAGACCTGAGCGACGTTGACCGGATCCGCGGGCACCGGGGCAGGCAGCTGGTCCTGCCCGGCGTCCATCCGCCCGGTGTCCAACGCCCACAGAGCCGAGGACACTGCCACGGTGCCGTAACGGCGGGTGATCTCCGCGCAGACAGCCTGGAACGCCTCCGGGGACATGTCCGGGTTGGCGTCCACCGCCTTAAACAGAGTGTCGGTGGCCAGCACCACTGTCTTGTCGAGGTGCTGGGCATGCGTGTTCCAGGGGTCGGCCACCGGTGACCACCCCCTTCATAGTGCTGTCGGGCTACTGCTGGATCGCCGGTGCGCCCTCGTCGGCAACGGCGTCGGTCGCCTCGGGCGCTGCGGCCTGGGTGCCGCCGAGGAGCTGGTCGAGCAAGTCGCTGCCCTGGTTCTTGAGGGCGTCTACCTTGAGTCGGCTGATCGTCACCGGGTCCAGGCCGAGCTGCTCCCAGGTGACCTCGGACTGGGCGGGGTACACCCCGGCCTGCACCAGTGTCATCACCGACTGTGCGTCGGCAGCCTTCGTCGGGGTCGACGGGTCCCGCCACTTCGCCTGCAGGCGCCCCAGACGCTCGTCGGCGACACCGTCGCGGGCGTGCTGGGCCAGTCGCATGACCTCGCACCAGCCGGAGCCGTAGACCATCTGGGCACGCTCGGCGACCTTCACCAGCTCTGCCTCGTTGGCGCGGATCGCGTCCGCCGAGGACGGGTTGTCCTGGATGATGCCCAGGGAGTCCGGTGGGATCGAGGTCTCACCTGCAACCAGCATGGCGATCGCGCGGAGTTGCTCGATGTGCGGCTGAGGGGACGCTGCGGAGAACGTGCCCATACTCGGGGCGTTGCCGTCCTCGTCGCGGCCCAGGACGAGCAGTCGGTTGAGGTAGGTCAGGAACGTGTCCTCGTCGAAATCCTCGGCCAGCGCGCCGGAGACCCAGCGCTGCGGGAAGCTGAAGAACTCCGCGGTGCCCTCCATGCGGATCACGGTGCGCGCCGCGGCGTCCGTGAAGTTCATCAGCGGGCGGGTGATCCGACTCATGCCGTAGCGCTTGTCCAGGCGGGGCCGGTGGGCCAGCATCACCATCGGCACGACCCCGAGCGTGTGAGGCTGGCGGACGACGGCGTAGCCGTTGCCCTCGCGCCAGATCGTGACGACGCGGTCGGCCATCCACAGGTTCAGCTCCGGGGACTCGATGCCGTCGATGCCCTCGTTGATGGTCATGCCTGCCACGATCCGGCGGGAGCGCTGCGACCACAGGGCCGAGCCCTCCGTCGCCGCGCGGGTCTGCACGACCACCGGGGGTTCCCCTTCCGTCTCGTCCCCGGCGGTGACTGTGGCGAAGGCGACGCCGTGGATCATGCTGGCGATGTGCGCCTGCGAGGACTCCACGATCAGCTGGTTGCCGTCGATGATCTGCGCCAGCGAGTCGTCGGCCTCCGCCTGATCCGGCATGACGAAGCCCTGGAGGTCCAGCCGATTGTCGAGCACCTCGACAGCCTTGGCCGGCCAGCCGATCACGCTCTCAAGCTTCCCGAGTTGCGGGGGCATCGCCATGCCGAGCAGCCCGGCGCGACGCAGGGAGCGTTCGCCGTCGTAGTAGAGGGTGCGCAGGTAGTTTCGGGAGCGGTTGGCCTCCCAGCGTCGCATGAGCTGGACCAGGAGGCGGGTTTCCTCCGGCAGGAGGCCAGGGGCGTTGGTGAAGGTGGCCAAGGAGGTCAGGGAGGAGCCGGTGGCGGTCACTTGATCCTCCTTGCTCCGCGGTTGCGGGTGGTCTTGACTTTGGGGTTGAGCAGGGCGAGTTGGCGGCCCATGCGGGCGCCGACCATGGTGACGGCGTAGTCGACGAGGTCGTTGGAGCTGCGGTTGATCTTGCCGAGTCCGATGCCCCACTGGTTGGGGCGGCGGCGGGCGTTGTGGACGTGGTTGCGGAGCATCGGGGCGCCGTCGTGGGTGAGGGTGTGCTCTTCCTCGATGTCGAGGGCGGTCTGCATCGCGGCCTCGGTGAACAGCTTGTTGCGCTTCACCGCGCCGGAGGTCGAGAGCCGCATGTCGAACAGGACACTGTGGCCGCCGGCGCCGGGGGTGGCCCAGACCTTGAGCTTCTTCTGGAAGTCGCGGTGCCACTGGTCGATCATGGGCCGCCAGTACAGGGCCTCGGTGTCGTCGTCGGTGGCCGGGGACGGGTCCACGCCGAACCAGACGACGTCGTAGAAGTCGAAGGCCTCCCGGACGACAGCGTCGACGACCTCGCGGGGTGCGAGCCAGCCCTTGCCGCGTTCGCCGTGAGGCTTACGCCAGCCGCCGAGGCTGAGGACGTGGCCGTCGGAGAGCCTGCAGGCCGACAGTGTCGTGGCGTCGCCGGACTTGGAGCAGTCGAGGAACATGGCGATCTTCTCCCCTTCCTCGACGGTGATGTCGGGTTGTGCGCAGTCGTCGAAGGCTCGTGGGTCGACCCAGGCGTCCTCGGCGGCCGCGAGTCCGTTGAGGTAGAAGCGGATGGTCTCTGCGGGGCTGGTGCGGGAGTCCAGGGCCTCGGAGAGCAGGCGGTCGATGTCGGCCCAGGGGGCGTCCATGTAGGCCTGCTCGATGCCGTGACGCATCGAGACGGGGTCGCCGGGGTTGGTGGTCGGGTCGGCCTCGGTTGAGTCGTAGAGCATGTCCCGCAGCGGCTCAGGGCGCATCTGCTGGATCTGCCACTCGTCGAAGGACTTCTCTGCGACGGAGTCCATGCCGGGACTGTGGGCGTTGGTGAGCTCCAGGACGCGGGCCTGGATGCTGGCCGGAGACTTACCGGCGTTGCGGCGGGCGGTGTCCGCGGTCTTCTCGCCGCCGGACGCCGCGGTCATGTGGTGGGACTCGTTGAGGAAGACCGCGGTGGGCGGGTCGCCCTCCATGGACTTCTCCGAGGCGGTGAGCAGCTCGATGCGGCAGCCGCCAGGCATGACCGTGCGGGTCTGGCCGACGTCGATGTTCAGCGAGTGGACCAGGTCCGCACTGAACATGCTGTTGACCATGCGCATCAGCTTCGACGCCTGGTTCAGCGAGTTCGCGGCGAGCTGCACCAGCGACATACGCCGCCGGCGTCCGAGGATCATCCCGTCTACGATCCGGTCGAACTGCACCGGGCCGCAGAACTCGATGATCGCCAGGGCCGCGGCGAACGGGTCCTTGCCGGTGCCCTTGGCCCCGCGCTTGACCCCCGTGCGGTACAGCCACCGGCCCGTGTCGGGGTCGATGGCGTACCAGAGGTGGACGAAGCGGGCCTGCCCCGGGGTGAAGCGCCACGGCTTGCCCGAGTTCGGCTCTACGAGGTTGCGGTGAGCCCACACGATGATGTGCGGCCCCAGCGACGGCGGCAGCTCGGCAAGCCGAGATGGGTCCGAGTACGGCAGCGAGGGGTCACCAGGCCACGGCAGCGTGGTCCACGCTCCGGTGTCCGGGTCCACCCGGTAACCGGGCATGAGCATCGCTGGTGCAGCCGGTGCGGTCATCCGTACAGCCCCCTCATCGCCTCAATGTCGGTGACAGTCGCCTCCGTCCCCTCGTCAGCGCCCTCGGCCGCGTGCTGCAGCTCAATGCGGGCACGCCGCCGGTCCGGCTCGGTGAACATAAGCTTCGCCATCATCTTGTCGATCTCTGCCAACTGCCCGGCGCGCAGTGGAGCGTCGTCGGCGTGGTTGAGCATCTTGGAGAGCTGGTCCATGGTCAGGCGGGCGTACTCCCAGTCGGACTGCTGCCAGAACGCGGTCTGGCCGGAGTCCTTGAGGGAGCGGTAGAGCCGCTTGGCCGTAGTGTGCCAAGCCCGGTCCTCGGCGGGGCGCTTGGCAGGGATCGCGGCGCCGATCTTCGTGATGACGTCGGGCTTGTTGCGGCGGACGCGGTCTGCGTCGCGCTTCGGCATGGGGCCGGGCACGGCGACCTCCTTCCGGGGTCAGGGCAGGGTGTCGATCGCCTCCTGGAGGTCGGCGAGGATGACGGGGCAGTTGGGGACGGGGTTGCCGGTGACGGTGATGAAGCGACCGGCGGCGTAGACCTCGACGCGGTGGCCTCGGAAGCGGCGGATGCAGGCTCCGGTGTGCTGTGCGCGGCCCCAGAGGTGCAGCCCGTCTCCGGAGGGGCTGACCTCGGCCCAGGTGCCCGGGAAGTGCCGCAGGAGGGCGCGGGCCCAGGGCTGCGGTCGCCCGGCGCGGTCTAGGCAGTGGTCGATGTCGATGCAGACGATGCCGTCGCCGTTGAGGACGAAGCCGCGGCGGTCGGCGTCCTGGACGTCTTCGACGGGTCGCCAGTTCGTGGGGCGGTGGGCGTTGATGGCGTGGCCGCGCGGGTTGACGGGGACCTTGTTGCCGTCGCGGTCTGCCCAGCGGATCCAGCGGGGTGTGCGGTCGAGGGCGTCGGGGAGCTGCTTGCGGTGCCGGCATGCGGCGGTGCGGCAGCGGCCGGAGCAGTAGCGGGCGGTTCGTCCGCGACTGCCGGCACTTTGCAGGGGGCTGTCACACCAGGCGCATTTCATGGTTCCAGCCTACCCCGACTGTAACGTATTACCTAGTCTGACCTGCTATAACGTGTGTTCTATTGGGCGGATCATCGGAGAGCGCCTGTGCCGAGCAGGGCACCAAAAACGGTCCCGTACAGGGCGAAAGGCGCTCAGATGGACGATGAGGGCGATACATGATCTGACCTGGTAAAAACCCTGGAACCCGTACACAGTTGGAGGCCCTATGCCGTCCGGCCCTCAGATCGAGGGGGTGGGGGGATTCCCACCCCGGTGGGTCCGAGGAAGAATCGGGCTCCTGTCATCGCCTGTGCAACTCAGGGCAAATTCTCCAAGGCGGTCAGCCGCGGCCCATGGCACGGCCCCAGGCTCCCCAGTCCACCGGACCGTCGGCGCCGGAGGTCGGGTGGGCCATCGGCGGGCGCTTCCGCGACTGCTTCGCCCGGGCCCGCTGTGCCTCCTCCTGCGTCTTCGCCTCGTGGCAGGGATCGCAGGTGGACTGGAGGTTGCTGAGCTCGTCTCCCCCACCCTCGGACACCGGGATGATGTGATCGACCTGGGTCGCCTCCACCTCACAGTCCGGACCCCCGATCAGGCAGGTGTGCCCGTCCCTGCGGAGGACCCGGCGTCGAAGCTTGTGCGGCACACCCCGCGACCGAGGGCCTGTGGAGCGGCTGCGGTACTGACCCGTCATCGTGATCACCTCATCGACACGTCGTGAGCAACGAGAGAACCCCGAACCACTGTCGCGGTTCGAGGTTCAGTGCTCGCCTGAGGCGAAGCCTACCACGTCTGGTGGCGGATGCAGGTCAGAGCGTTCCACCATCACTGCACCCGACGCACCGACGCCAGTCGCTCCTCCATCCCCCGAGCATGAGCCACCGTGTCCTCCAGCGAACAGGACACCGAGCCGTCGGGATGAGGCATCGACCGGATGGCCCCAGCCTTCGCCCACTCCCCCACGGTCCTTCGACCCACGGGCCACCCCAGGATGGCAGCAGCCTTCGACACCTCCGAGGGATTGCCCCACATGCCACGCCCCGGGGGCGGTGGGTCTACCGGGGCCGGGGGCTCAGCCCCGGGGGCCTGGGCACCAGCACCCCCCGGGCCTACCTCGGAGGGGGTGGGGCCCTTCGCAGACAGGGGCGGGTCCACCAGATCGGCCACCCTCCTCGCCTGCTGCCCGACGACCACCGCCGCGTCCGCCGCCTGCTCGTGTCCAGCCACATCCTCGACATGGTCCAGCAACCAACCCGCCAGCTCCGACACCGACACGGGACCAGGACGCCGACGACGAGGAGCCGCCAACCCGCCGGCACTGCACACCGCGCCCACGATCTGCTTCAACAGCAGCCAGCACTCATGCTCCACCGCGAACGGATGCTCACGCACCGGAGACCTCGGCCCCGGCACTGACGCGCACACACCAGCATTCGACCCGGACGCCGCCACCGACGGGACCACCAGATCACCCAGCCTCGGCCCCAGACGCACCAACACCTGCAGATCCCGGACCAGGACCTCACGCTCTGCCTCACCCAGCACAGAGATCACCTACCCTTCTTCTTCCCTCGACGCCTGTGTCTCTTCTTCTTCGGACCGCACTTCTCACCGTCAGCAGAAACGTCACCGCCCCCTACCTCACCGTTACCGACACGCACCGTCCCGTCCCGTCCCGACCCGTATAATCCGGATCCTGCACACTCGCGACCTGCCGGATCTGACTTTTTCGGCAGGTCGATCTTCTCCGCAGGTCGGACACTGTTTCGCTGTCGGGGAGACTGCTGGCTCGCTGATCGACCGGACGCACCTCGACCGCCATTGCTGGCAGGAGATGCAGACCCGGGATCCGCGGTGGCCGCGTCGTCACCCGTCGCGGGCACGGTGGTCTCTTCGGTGGCGACGCCGTCGATGCCGTCCCGCTCCACCTGGCTGGCGGAGGTCGTCATCTTGGGGTCAGCGACACCGAGGTGCGCCGGCATCGGGGGAACCTGCTGAGAATCAAGCCCGTGGCCGTTCGCGCCGATGGCATCGGCGTTCGTCTCGACGGGCGACTCGATCAGCAGTTCCCCCGGCACAGGCACGTGAGACTCGTGTCCGGGCGGAACAGATCCGAACGGGACGTACTTGTCCCGCTTCGGCGGAAGCTTCTGGACGCCGTTGTCACGGGCCCAGGTGGAGTTGTTGATCCACTCGATGGTGGTCTTGTCGAAGTACGGGGGCACAGGCTTCGGCAGCAGCGGGACGCGCGTGTCGGCGTCCTGGTCGTTGCCGCGCTTGGCATTGCACTCCCCGCAGCACACGACCAGCGTGTCGACCGTGGCCGCCTGGCCCGGTTCACGATGGTCGTAGGTGCCGGCCAGCTTGCCCTTGCGGGCAGTCCACTTCACGACCTTGCCGCAGTAGCGGCAGGCGTCACCATCTCGCAGACGGACAGGGATGATCAGCGCGGGGTTACCGTTGTCCTGCTTGCGCTGACGCTCCCAGTTGATCTCCTCCTCGGTCTTCATGTGGAGGAACTCGGGGTCTTCGATAATCTTCCACCCACGGACGCCGTTCATGTCCACGACCTCCATGAGGCCAGCCTGGACGCAGGCGTCAGTGAGGACACCGAGACGGTCGCCCGCGAGGGTGTAGGCCGTTCCGATGTCCAGGACATAGTCCGTGATGAAGTTGGCCGACTGCGTCGCAGAGCGCCACAGGAAGCCAGCCACCTCGTTGACGAGGCGACTATCGAAGTTCGCGTTGGCGACCACGGAGAGCAGCTTCGGGTACATCGCCGCGTCGTCGCCACTCCTCAGCCAAGGCATGCGCTACCACTCCCGGATCGGGCGAGCGTGCCTGGCCGAGGGGGGGCCGGGCGTGTCATCGAAGTCACTGTCGTTCTCCTGGTCGTCATGGTCGGTGAGGTTGGCCCGGTCGGTTCCCGGCGCGGTGGCCGGCGGTTCGCGGGGCCGGTGGTGATGGTTGGTCAACTGATGATCACGACCTTTGTTCGGGAGGTGACTTCCGTGTCGGAGATGTGGGCTTCTTCTCTGGCGAGGACGCTTCGGATCGGGAGGTCGGAGAATTCGATTCGGACTGCGGCTTCTGCGAAGCCCATGTCTGCTACCTGCTGCAGGCGGGAGATGAGCTGGTTGACGGTGAGTGCGGTCACTTCTGGTCTTCCTTCGGCTGGTAGAGGACAGTGACGGATCGCTCCATCCGGATGACCTGGCTGGATGAGTAGCCTTGTGCAGTGATGTCGAGCCATTCGTCGTAGCTGTCCCGCTGGTATACGTCAGGGTTCTTGTCATCGGCGCTGAGGATGACGGAGCGGAACGGCAGTGCGTCTAGTTCTTCCACGCTGTTGACGGTGCGGGGTGCTGGGACCAGCCTGCGGAGGAGAGTAATGGCGTCGTCGTCCAGGACCAGTGGCGCCGAACTGAATGATCCAACACACCACCTGTCGAGAGTGCGGAACGCAGGTCCGTGCAGCACGTTGATCCCGCCCTCGATGTTCTTTGTGTACGCGGAGACCCACCATGCCTCACCCGAGGGCACGTCGGCGGGGTCTTGCACGAGCCACGGCTGTCCGGCAGGCACGTCGGCGGGGTTGGTGCTTTCTGCGTTGCTTTCTGCACCTTTCTGCACGTCGGGGAGGACGACGGTGTCGCGGGGGACGCCGTGCAGTTTCATGAGCTGCTGCTGGCGGGCGACCTGGGTGGTGAGCCTGCCCACCTCGACGCGTAACGTCTCGACGGTCTCAAGGTGATCCGCTTCGGAGGCCATGGCTTCGTCGCGGTTCTGCTCGATCTGCTCGACGCAGTCTGCAAGGTTGAGCAGTTCGTGCCTCCCGGTACCCACGACGCCTGTGTAGTGCTTGTCTGCCCATGCCCGGATCTCGTCAGCGAGGGTGGGGGCGGCGGGTTCGGGGAAAATGGCGCGGAGGTCTCGCAGCCACTCTTGGGGGCTGCCGGTGTACCGGGGCTCGTTGTTCACGGCCCCCTTCATCTGGTCGAGGACGCGCTGCACTTCGCGCTCCTGGGCTTCGGTGATGTCAGTCACTGTCGACCTCCTGAGCCTTGATCTCGACGAGGGTGGCGAGCTCTGTTACTGCGATCATCATCAGATCTGCGATTGCGCACAGGGCCGCGACCTGCGTCTGCTGCATGTACTTGTCCCGGACCCTGGACGGTTTGTCCTTTCCCCACGGGTCGATCTCGTTGAGTTCCTCGAGGTGGTTGACGAGCTCTTCGGTCATCTTCATCCTGCAACGGTCCTTGGTCACGGTTCTTCCACTTCCTTCTGTGCGGCCTGTCGGTCGGCGGCGTCCGCGGCGGCGAGCAGGTGCGCAGCCTGGATGCGGGCGGCAGTGGTGGTGAGCCAGGACGCCTCGTACATCAGGTGGAAGATCGTGACGCCACCGCTCTCGACGGCGACGTCGAGGGTGTCGTCGTCTCTCCCGGGTCCGTTACGGGTCCAGCGTGGGTTGCCGTTCAGGTCGGTGGTGTCCGACGGGACGGACCGGTCAGTGCCGAGGCGCAGTCCGGCGGCAGTCGCTCGGGTCATGAAGTCCCCGGCCATGGACATGGCCTCGGTGGGCCCGATGCCCATGTCGACGAAGATCTGCTCTACGAGCTCCACCGGGGTGGTGGCGATGGTGGCGGTCATGCTGCTGTTCCTTCCGGGTGGGTCTTCCCCCGGTGGTTTCCGGGGCGGGGTGGGGTGGCGTACTGGTCGAGGGTTCCGGCGGTCTTCGCCCGGGAGTAGCAGCGGGCGCACAGTCCGCGGCACTGGACGACGACGTGGCCTTCGGGGATGACCGGGGCTCCGATGCCGGTGTGCCTCGGGTGCATCGGCTGGTGGCACATGGCGCACTCGGTGGTCCGGTCCTCCTCCGAGGGCTGGCCCCACTGTCGGGCGGCCATGACGCCGGTGACGCGGCACCCGGCGTCCTCGAAGGCCTTGAGCTGCTTCTCGCACTCGGCCAGGATCGGGCAGGTCTTGCAGAGGCGGACGGCCTTGCGCATCTTCTCCCAGCGGTCCTGTCGGGCTGCCTTGCTGGCGACGTGCATGTCGCACCACTCCCCCGACCAGATCCGGGGGTCACTGGTGGTGCACACGCCGCCGCGGAGGTCCGTGTCCCCGAGGATGGACTTCACGATGTCCGGGTCGATGATCCTGCCTGCGCTTCCTCCTGGCATCAGAACACCCCGTTCTTCGGGGCGGTGAACGTGACCACGTTCGTGCCGGCGCTCGCGCCGGTCTCGATGGTCATCGACTCCCCCGGTTCCAGGGTGCTGCCGAGAGTTTCCACCGCGGCGTCGGGCAGCTTCGCCCCGGGCCGGAACTCGTCCGGGATGACGCTGATGATCCGGGCGGACACACCCAGGGCGATCAGGTGGTGCGTCTCGGTCGCGGCGAAGAACAGATCGGCCTTGTTGAAGATCGCGGCCGCCTTCTCGGCGGCAGCGGTGACCGACTGGCTGATCGGGGGGATCTTGCCCTTCTCCCGGATCAGCGCCGGCCACACCTCGGCCACGACCTGCGGCACGTCCGGGGCGGTCTCCTGCATCGCCCTCCTGTCCCAGTTGTGGTTCAGGCCGTCGATCAGGCCGGAGGCGTCGACGGTGCGGATCTTCGACTCGTCAGCCGTGATCCGCATCTGTGCCTCCCCGTCAGGGTTCGACCCGTAGATGGAGACGAGCTGGGCGACCTGGTCCACGGTGAGGTCGATGACCCCGGCGTCGGACCATGCGCCCTCGACGAGGGCGGCGGAGGTGATGAACATCGCCAGCGGCGTCGCCGCGGTGATGATCATCCGGTCATCGTGCGGCTGCAGACGGACGCTGGTGTAACTGTCGCCCTCGTCCTTGGGGTTGGTGAACAGACGCGCGGCGCGGATGCCACGGATCAGCGGCAGCGAGCGGACCATGACGTCCACGCCGAGGCGGTTGTCGCCCGGCTCGACCGGGCGGATGGTCGTGGCGTGTGCAGATCGGATGGTCATTGCTGGTCTCCTTTCTGGGGGTCTGGGGGAAGGTCTTCGAGGGTGAGCTGACCGGGGAGGTCCGGCGGGGTGGACCGGGGCGAGGCGACCCAGTGGTGGATCTGTGCGCGTCTCTCCGGGGTGAGCGCCGCCCACCAGGCGTCGGCGTCGTCTCCCACGGGTCAGCGCTCCGCCAGGGTGCCGAGGGCACCGACGCGGGACCAGGGCCAGCGTGGGGTGCCATTGCCCCCGTCGTTGAGAGAGACGGACTTCCTGTTGAGCTTCGAGAAGATCTTCTCGACCTGGCCGCTGTTGGAGCGGACGTGGGTGACGCCGAGGCGATCGGCTTCGGCCTGAATCCGCTCGAGCGGGGGGTTCGGGTTGGCTCCGTTGATGATCAGGGGGATGAACTCGGCCATGATCAGGCCTCCTTACGGTGCTTCGGGGCGGTCTTGTCGGCGCCGGGGTCCTCGGGCGGGATGGAGCCCAGGACCATGACCGGGGTGGCGGCGATGGCGTCCAGCCACTCCTCGACGGGCATGCCGCGGACATCGTCGATGTCCTCGAACTCGGCGGCACCGCGGTCCACGGTGGTGTCGTCGACGGGGACCAGGTCCACCGACTCGTCCGGATCCGGGACAGGCTGTGGGCCGACGGTGCGGTGGAGCACGTCGACCTCGGCGGCCAGGGCGTGCACATCATCGAGGGCGGCTTCGGCGTCCTCCCGGGCAATGCGGGCGTCCGAGGACGCGGCGACGGCCAGACACCAGGCCCACACGGCGGCGGCTAGAGCGAGGGACGAGACGATCAGGAAGTAGGCGGTGGTTGCGGTGGTCATCGGGGACTCCTCGGGGTAGATCCCGGGCCAGGGGCCGGGCGGTTGTCGTAGGGGTGGGGGTATTCAGGGCGGGTGGACGCCAGAAGGGCCCGGAGGTGGGCCAGGACAGCGAGAGCCCGGCGGGGCGGTGACTGTCGGCGGACAGGCTGAGGCCGGAACATCGGCCGGCGAGAGGACGAGGGGGTCACAGATACTTCTCCCAGTTCGCGGCCCGGTCGACGGAGATCATGCGGGCCGCCGAGCGGCCACGCGGGGTGACCTCACCCGACCGCGAGACCAGGCCCTTGTGGACCAGGGACTGCCGGACCCGGTCCACGAGGTCCGCCCAATCGAGGTTCCCGTCCTTGAGCTCGACCAGGGCGTCCTTGTGCCCGGGGCTCATGCGTCGGACGACGTCCTCGACGGTGAGGGCGGAGTAGTCCACGGGAGTTCGTGAGCTCATCATGCTGCGAGTCCTTTCTCGACTCCGATGCCGGCGATGCGGGCGATACGGGCACCGATCTCCTCGGCAGCGGCACGGCGGTCCTCGCCGGCGCCGTACTCCTCGGAGAGGCGGACGACTGCACTGACGAGAACTGCGATGGCGGCATTCTCCAGGTCGTCCTCGGTGCAGGAGATCGCGACCTGGACACCCTCGTTGGTGACGATGGCGGCGACAGTGCGCATCAGAACCCGTCCTCTCGCGCTGCAGCCCGGGCAGCGAGCCGCTCGGCCAATCTCTCCCGGCGCTTCTCTGCGCGTGCCTCTGCACGGGCCACCCGCGCCTCGCGCTCGTCCCAGGCCTCCTGCTCCTCGCGGGCGACCTGCTCCGGGTCGACCTCAGGGGTCGGCGTGGGGGTCGGCGCGGGCGCCGGGGCCGGGTCAACCGGTTCGTCCGGATCCTCGACGAGGGCAGGTGAGGCAGTCGGGGCCGTGTCCTGCTCGTGCTCTGCGGCGACCGAGGCGACCAAGGCCTCGTCATCATCACCGGCGTCCGCCGGCAACGCGAGATAGTCCGCCAGGTCCGTCGCGGCGGTCCGAGCGGAGTCCCCGACGATCTCGACGAATTCCTGGGCCGTCAGCGGCGCGTCGTCCGCGCACTCCTCGTCGACCTTCTGCATCCACTCGGCGCAGGACATGCCGCGCAGTGGCGCCCACTCGAGTTCGGTCTCGGCCAACTCCATGACCTTGTCCGCGATGATCTGGGCCCGGTCGCGGGCGAGCTGCTGGAGGACCAGCGGCGGCCAGCCTAGGGCGGCGAGCTCCTTGTCGGTGATGTGCGGGTTCACGGTGTTCATCGGTGCACCGCCGACGACTGGAACAGGGTGCCGGCCACGGCGACGAGGACGGTGACGAGGACCAGGTCCCCGGCCATGCCGAGGCCACGGTGGACGTTGACGATGACGAGGGCGGCGAAGATCGTGGCCAGGATGACGCAGGCCGCGGTGAAGATCATCCCTTCGACGTAGCCCAGGCCGCTTCGACGACTGCTGGTGTCCTCATCGCCGTAGAAGTCGCCGGACGGGGTGTCCGGGCGGACCGGCGGCATCGGGCGGGTCTCGGGGTGGGTGGCGTGCCGGGGGCGGTGGCGGTCAGCGGCGCTTCCACTTCGCTGGTGGCGGGGCTGGGTGGTCATGGCGGGGTCCTTCTGGTGTGGGGTAGGTCGTGCTGCTGACGGTGCGGCGGGTGCCTGTCGCGTCCTCGAGGTAGTCGAGAAGGGCAGCGAGCTTCTTCTGTGTCTCGGGTGACTGGATATCGGACGTCGCGTGGCGTCGGAGTGCCCCGACGTGGACGAGGAGCCCGTTCTGTCGGCGGCGGAGGGTCTTGTGGTCGACCGGGTCGCGGAAGCTGCTCGGCATGAGCCAGCAGACGTCGGCGTAGTCGACCCAGAGTCCGCCCGGTTCATCGGCACTCACCCCGATCAGGCGTCCGTTCCAGAGGAGTCGTCGGAACATCGTCGGTGTCCTCCTCGCGTGGCTCGTTGGCCTCGGTGCGGGACAGCGCGGCGGCGAGCGTGTCTGAGAGGATCACTCCTCGGGCGCGGGCGTCGGTGTCCTGCCGAGCCTGGGCGATGTCAGCGCGCAGACCACGCTCCTGGTCGGCCGTGAGGACACCGGAGGCGCTGGCGACGAGAGTGTCAGCCCACCGCAGAAAGTGCCTTCCCGTCGGGGCGTTGAGGAAGTGGGTGATCATGTCGTTGACGGTGGTGCGGACCTCGTGGGCCCGGTCCTCGGTCCAGCTCCTCATGCTGCTGCTTCCTCGGTGTTGGTTGACGCCGGCGGGAATGCGGCGTCGACGTAGGCCTTCGGCCAGACCCACGTCCGCCCGGAACGGAAGGGGCGGAGGGTGTCGTCGAATCGGCCGGCGCGGGCGCCCTCGGCGAGGTTGGAGGGAGACAGACTGGTGATCATCGAGACTTCCTCCGTTTTGTAGGCCCGGCATTCGGGCGGGATGCTGGTATCGTTCATGTGGCCTTCCTCTTCGAAGTCACTGCTCGTCGTCCTGTTGCACCAGGCGGCGGGCTTTTTCTGTCGGTGGGGGCGGAGCAGCTGGCACCTCTGGGGGTTAAGGAGTCCCCTGTCATGGGCCGGGTCCACCTGACGAGTTGGTCCGGTCCGACCTGAGGGGCGGATGCTGCTTTGACGGCGAGATCCTCGAGACCGTCGTTCACTCCGCGCCCTGTGGACCACTCCGCTCGCGACGGCGGTGCCGGCCTACGCCGGTGTGGTCCGGGTCGTGCCACTTCCCCATGGCGCGACCAGGGGATGCCTGCTATCCGATCCGGCCGTAGATCGCGTCGGCCCACTCGCCACCCGGCATTGAAGGCTCGACCGGCGTCCCGTTCGGGTGGATCGTGTGATGCAGCTCCGCGACCACGGGTACCTCCTCGCCTTCTTCGCCCGGTTCTGAGGTGGCATACAGCTCCATTCGGTTGATCTGCACACCGTTGCTGTAGACCCCGCGAGCGCCGCAGCGGATAGCCTCCTGCCGAATCGTGTCCCGAAGGGCATCGATGTTCGCCATGACGCCTTCCATGTCGATGCACGCTTCCTCCGGGCACTCGGCCAGGAAACCGAGCTGCTCATTGAGGAAGCCCAGGAAGTCGGACTGATACAGGTAGGTCAGGTAGTCGGCGGCGGTGTAGTCAGTGCGGACGCTCATGCTCCCAGCTCCTTGAGTTCCTCATTTGTGATGAGCACGAGGCCGGTGCTGTGCTCGTTGGGGGTCAGCCCTTCCTTGATTAGGGCGTCGCGGAAGGCGATCTCGGCGTCCGGCTTCACCCGGGTCTGTAGCCTCTGCCGGCCTCCGTAGGTGCCTTCGCCGTGCTGGTAGAGGATTCCGTTGGCCTTGCGGAGCGGGGACATGTGGTTCGGCCCCTCCTTCGGTGACCCGTCTGGGTACTTCCTCCACCCGCGCTCGTCCTTGATCCAGTGCTTCTCGTAGAGGTGTGCGAAGAAGGTCATCTTCGGGACACTGGTGAAGTACTTTCCGCGGAAGTCGGAGATCTTCAATCCGTCACCGGCCTCAGTCGCCCGCTTCCACTTGTCGAGGGCTGCGTTCTTCCGCTCGATCTCCTCCCTGCGCGTCCGCTCCGCCTTGAGGTTGGTGGCGAGCTGGATGATGGTGTCTGGGTCGGTGAGGATCTGCTCGGTCTTCTCCGGGGTGAGGTAGCCACCGTGCTGCCGGATCGCGGGGAGTACCTCGCGGGTGACCCAGCGTCGGAACTCGACGGCCTCCGGCTTGTCGCTACGGAGGATGACCTCATACATGCCCGCCTCGTCCACGACGGTGACGTTGGGGTTCCCTCGATTACCGTCCGTCAGGCGGACGGTATTCACGCTCTCCGGGTCGAGTCGCGCCCGGACGTTGCGAGGGTTGGCGATCTCCAGGACGGTGCAGAGGTCGGTGAGGACGAAGCGGGGCTCGCCGTCCGCGGCGGTGATCACGCGGACCAGGTGACCATGGAAGTCGAACGGGGTGATCGCGCTCATGCCGTCACCTGCTCTTCGACTGCGAAGCGGTCGGCGTCGGCCTCCCACTTGGCTGCTATCGTGCGCAGACCGACGGCGATGTCGTAGTTCTCAGTCATGACGCTGCTCCTGCTGTGACTCGTGTCCACCGGATGGTCCGGCGGTGTTTGGGGTCCCGGTAGTCAATGTCCGCGATGACGTCTTCTCCTTCTTGCGGCCACATGATGGCGATCTGGGGCACAGACAGTGCCTCAGCAATCCGAGCGAGGAGGACGTTCGAAATCCGTCTACGGCCTGCCTCAACGTTGGACATCTGCGGTCGAGACACCCCGACTGCATTCGCCAGTTCGTCTACGGAGGCCCCGCTCTTCTCCCGGATCGCCCGGATGGTCGCCCCCATACGGACAAGCTCGTCGTCCGGCCTCGGTGTCGGCGACTGCTTGCGGGGGGTTCCCGTCTTGCTAGCCATAGTCAGCTCCCGTCGTTTCGTTCTAGCAAGACCGTACCCGAACGACTTGAAACATGTCAACGGATCGACATGAAACATAGTAGGCTAGAGTGCATATCCGCAGGTCGCGTGAAACTGCCATGCGCGTAGTTACACGCCTGGGTTTCAGCGGAACAGGCGGTTCTTGCGTCCGTGTCCACGTTGATGTTTCACATGGTTTCCGACACACTTACCGGTATGACTAGTGACGGACAG